TTCAATTATATATCACCGCCATCTGGTCGGGTGTTTCGACAACCCTCGGTGTCGGTACAACTGGTTCCGCAACCTACCTGACTGCTGCTGGTGCAGTGGCTGGTGGTACTTTGGGTATTATTGCAGCTACCGCGGGTGCAGATGCAACCCGCATTGGTAACTGGGCAAATGTTGGAACGACCGATGTTCGTATCAAACTGACCTCTACCAACACTGGCACAGGTACAGCAGTATTGGTTGTTGGTTATGCTCAGAACCCTAACCTGACCTTCGTGGTCTAATAATAGGGGGCCGTAATGGCTGACACTGTAGCAACACAGCTTCTTTATGATGGCGTTAAAAAAGCCATCATGAAGTTTACCAATGCCTCCGATGGCACAGGGGAAACCGCTGTTAAGAAGGTGGATGTTACAACCCTGTCCACCTACTTTGGCAAGGCATGTTCCGCTGTTCAGATTGAACGCATCTACGGTCTTACGCATGGGATGGAAGTTCGTTTGCTGTGGGAAGCTACAGCAAACGTAACTATCCTTACATTTCCGCAAAATGCCGCTCAGACAATGGACTTTACGGATTCCGTTAATCTGACCAACAACGCAACTACGGGTAAAACAGGCAACATCCTGTTTACTACGTTGGATGCCTCTGCCGGGGATGCTTACACAATCATCCTTGTCTTGCGTAAAATCTACTGAGCTGGGCGGGGTGTGATGAACATATCCATTGATCTCGTGTGGAACATGCTTCACACCCTCCTCATCCTTCCGATGGGGTGGGTACTTGTGTATCTTAACAGCCAGCAAAACCAACTCTGGAAAACCGTATCTGAAACCAGAGAGAAGTACGTTACAAAAGCAGAGTTGCAAAGCGACCTAGCCTTGATGCACAAAAGGTTTGATCGTATCGAAGAAAAAATAGATCGTCTCATCGCAGACCATCTTGCAAAACGCTAGGAGAACTACAATGGCTCTTATGAAAAACCCCGGTAAGAACGACTCTATGCCCAAGCGTATTCGTCAACGCGCCATGAACATGGCAATGGCTGACCGCCGTGGCGCGGGTGCTCCCATGCCACCCGCTATGTCCGATGCTCCAATGATGGCCTCCCCCATGTCCCCCGGTGCTGCTCCCCCTGCCATGAAAAAGGGCGGTGCTGTTAAGGAAAAAGGCAGCAAGGAAGTTTATGCTTCCAAAGCTGCGATGAAGAAACACGAAGCTGGCGAGAGCAAGAGTAAAGAAGCCAAAGAGCACAAGATGCGTGGCGGCGGTGTAGCTACTCGCGGCATGGGGGCAGCCTTGAAAAAGGGCGGTCTCCCAAATGTCGGTCGCGTCAAAGGCGTTACACCCAACAAGCCTAAGCTCATGGTTGTCATCGCTGTTGGCAAAGGCAAAAAGAAATGAAAAAGCTGACTGCCAAACAAAAGAAAATCGGCAAGGTAATGCACGAGTTCAAGGCTGGCAGTCTGCACTCTGGCAAAGGTGGCCCCCTTGTTAAGAGCCCCAAACAAGCAATTGCCATTGCGTTATCTGAGTCAAAGGGTCTTGCTAAAGGTGGTGAGTGGATCAAGGATGCAATCAAAAACCCCGGTGCTCTTCGTAAATCCTTGAAAGTCCCTGCTGGAGAAAAGATTCCAGCGGCTAAACTGGCTGCTGCTTCTAAGTCTTCCAACCCAACTCTTGCCAAACGCGCCAATCTTGCGAAGACACTTCGCGGACTTAACAAAAGTTAAAGTAAGGATGTACTGATGTCCCAGCGCGGATCACTTAATCTCGGAATCCTAACCAACCCCGAAGAAGACAAAGGAAAAAGTACCATGGCTAAAATGAGCATGAAGGAATGGGAAGGTTCTAAGAAGGATCTTCAGCAGGATAAGAAGTTGGCTAAGAAGCATGGCATGTCTCTTGCTGACTGGGAAAAGTCTAGCATGGATACAAAACATGATATGCAGCAATCGCCAAAAGGATTGCGCGGCGGTGGCGTTGCAACCCGTGGCATGGGCGTTGCTCTGAACCACGGCGGTTCTGTTTGCAAGGCTGGCGGCGGCATGGTAACACCAAAAGGGGCTGGCGTAGGTCGGTCGAAAAGCTGCAAGGTAAGCTGAGATGGCAACTTCCGGCACGAAGACGTTCAACCTCGATCTAGGTGAATATATCGAGGAAGCTTTTGAGCGGTGTGGGATCGAAGTCCGTACGGGCTACGATCAGCGCACGGCTCGCCGGAGCTTGAACCTTCTGCTGGCTGAGTGGGCAAACCGTGGGTTGAACCAATGGACCATTGTCCGTGATTCAATCACGGTTGATAACACTGGCGGGGTCAATGCTGATGGCCTTACCTACGCTCTTGATGCTTCAACTATTGATATTCTTTCAATGGCTTGTCGGTTCGTAAACACTGCTGCCTCTCAAAACCAGCAGGACCTAACCGTTGATCGAATCAGTCGCGATTATTACTTAACCATTCCGAACAAACTTTCCGTAGGTAGGCCACTCCAGTTCTATGTCAATCGTCAGATCAATCCTCAACTTATTATCTGGCCTCGGCCTAACACACAGTATTACCTTATTGTTGATAAGCTTGTCCGTATGGATGACGCTGGAGGCGGCGTTAACACACTCGACATCCCTTTCCGTTTCTATCCCTGTCTTGTGGCTGGTTTGGCTTATTATATCGCTATGAAGAAAGCTCCGGATCGTGTGCAGCTTTTGAAGGCCGTATATGAGGAAGAGTTTGACAGAGCCAAGAGTGAGGACCGTGACCGCGCTTCACTGCAACTTACTCCGGTGAGGAACTGGTATAGGGTAGTGTAATATGGGCAGATACGCAGGAGGCAACTATGCAATTGCGCTATGTGACCGCTGTGGTCTCCAGTACCGTAACAACTCTTTAAAGAAAGAGTGGAATGGGCTGCGGACTTGCGTCGAATGCTGGGAACCAAAGCATCCGCAGATCCAGCCCATCTTCCCACCTACCGAGCCACAAGCTTTGTTTGAGCCGCGCCCAAGCCGGGTTGAACCAATGGACGTTCCGGTGGGTCAAGACATTTTTCCTTATCTTCAGAACATCAGCACACAGGGTGTTATGCAGATTGGTATCGTTACGGTGAGTATCACATAATGGCATGGACATACACGACGCTGGTACAAGCGGTAAAGGATTTCACCGAATACGATGAAACAACCTTTAACTCTTACATCCCCACCTTTATTCGCAACTGCGAAGAACGGATTCTGTTTTCCGTTCAGTTAGTCGATTTTCGTTATAATGTCTCCGGTACAACGACTGCCAGCAACAAGTACCTTGGTTTGCCCGCAGATTTTTTGGCATCCTATTCGTTAAGCGTGACTGTCAGCGGGGAAACTTCTTTCCTATTGAACAAGGACGTTGAGTTCCTCCAAGAGTATAATCCTTCTGGTGCTACAGGAACCCCAAAGTATTATGCTTTGTATGATAAAAGTACGTTCCTTTTAGCCCCGGTTCCTGCTGGTGCTTACCCTGTGGAGCTGCATTATTTCTATCAGCCCGCCTCAATTGTAGATACAGGTACATCTTGGCTGGGGGACAATGCAGAACAAGCCCTTCTTTACGGAACATTATTTGAGGCTTATACCTATATGAAGGGCGAGCAGGATTTGTTGAACTTATATAATCAACGGTTCGCGGAAGCATTAGCTCGCTTGAAGAACTACGGTGAGGGTCTCGAAGATGAGGATGCTTATCGGGATGGGTTAGTTAAAACAAAGGCAACATAGAATGGTTGGTAGTCAAGGTACGGTCGGTGGTTTCAGAGTTGATGTTGAAACCTCTTCAAATGGTGGTCACCCACCGGAGTTCTGGGCAAAGCGGGCCGCTGATCGCATTGTCTCTGTTTCCGAAACAGCGCACCCTGCAATCCGTGAACAGGCCGTAGCCTTTAAGGATTTAGTGGAACAAGTAGTGCTTGATCACATAAAACGTGCTATATCCTGTGACAGGACCACGGTCAGCCATCTGGTAACAGAAGCTGGTCATCCCTATTTAGCTGAACTTTTGAGGAGGCCATAATGGCATTCACTGGCAATTTCATGGCAACTTCCTTTAAGTTGCAGCTGTTGAGCGGCATCCACGCTTTCAACACTTCTGTTGTTCGTGCAGGGACGGGCGCAGATACTTTCAAAATCGCTTTGTATACCTCCTCGGCAACTCTTGATGCCTCGACGACGGTATACTCCTCGACCAACGAAACAACCAATACGACGGGCACAGCTTACACGGCTGGTGGTAATACGCTGACAAGTCCAACCACTTCGTCTAGCGGCACAACGGCTTGGGCAGATTTTGCTGACAGCTCGTGGTCTACGGCTTCTTTTACGGCTCGTGGCGCGTTGATTTACAACTCGACTCAGAGCAACAAGGCTGTTGTTGTGCTGGACTTCGGTGCGGATAAGACCGCTTCAGCTGGTACATTCACGGTTGTATTCCCCACCGCCGACGCTTCCAACGCTATCATTCGTATTGCGTAATGACCGATGACCGATGCAATCGTAGCCTTTGAAGGATGGGACCGGTCCCAAGGTTGGGGACTGGGCGCATTTGGCACGGATGCGATTGCTATCGGTCTGGCTACCGGTGATGTAGCTTCGTCAGCTACCGTTGTTGCAGATGCTAACGTCAGTCCAACTGGCGTTGAGGCAACAGCAAGTGTGGGCTCTGTTGTAGCAGTAGTTGATGTCAGCATCAATCTGACGGGAGTATCAGCTACGGGGGATGTGGCGTCCTCCGCCACAGTTACGGCAGATGCCAATGTTAGCCCAACCGGCCTTTCTTCCACTGGAAGTGTGGGCTCTGCTACGGTCACGGCAGATGCCAATGTTAGCCCAACGGGGGTTGAGGCAACAGGTGGTATTGGGACAGTTGATTTTATACTGAGCCCCAATATCAGTCCAACGGGGGTTTCTGCTACTGGGGATGTTGGATCTTCTGCTACGGTTACGGCGGATGCCAATGTCAGCCCGACTGGTCTTACTTCTACGGGGAGTGTTGGGGCTGCTACTGTTACGGCAGATGCCAATATCAACCCGACTGGAGTTGAAGCCACTGGATATATTGGAACAGTTGACTTCATCCAGAGTCCAAATGTTTCTGTAACAGGTGTATCCGGATCAGGTTCAGTTGGTCAAGTAGACATTACCTCGGTCAACTTGATTGATGTAACGGGTCTATCTGCGACAGGTAGTGCTGGCTCAGTCACCATCACAGCAGATGCAAATGTCAGTCTTGCGGGGGTTTCCGCAATAGGGTATGGTGGGCAAGTTCTCGTTTGGGGGAATGTCGTTCCTAATCAAACGCCTAGTTGGACACAAGTGGTCCCAAGTGAAAACCCCGCTTGGACTTCCGTATCTCCATCTCAGTCCCCCAACTGGAATCAGATTGCCGCGTAGGAGGCAGATAAATGGCTAGCACTTATTCAACGAATCTTGGTATCGAACTCATGGGGACTGGCGATCAGTCCGGTACATGGGGTGCTACGACCAATACCAATCTTGGAACCCTGTTGGAACAGGCCATTGCCGGTTATGGTTCTCAGGCTGTAGCCGATTCGGCATCTCCTACCGTCTTGACCATTTCCAACGGTGCGTCGTCCACGGGCCGCAACGCGGTGATTGCTCTTACAGGCGCACTGACTCTTGCCCGTGTGGTTGAAGTCCCCGCCAAAACAAAATCCTACATTTTCTATAACACTACCACGGGTGGGTTTGCTGTCACGGTAAAGGTGACTGGGCAAACAGGTGTATCTATTCCCAACGGTACTAAGGCCATTGTCTACTGCGATGGGACCGATGTTCGGAATGTTCTGTCTAACATCACCGTTGACTCCAGCGGCAATGTGGGGATTGGGACAAGTTCGCCAACTAACACCTCAGGGTACACAACGCTTCAATTGAACAATGCCACAAATGGCGGCATGTTGCGCATTTCTAATGGAACGCAGACTTATTGGAATTATGTTAATTCCGGTGGTGCGTATCTTGGAACGTCTTCCAATCATTCTCTTTTCATCCAGACCAACAATACAACTCAAGTTACTATCGACTCCAGCGGCAACGTGGGGGTTGGGACGACTTCGCCGAGTGGGCGGCTTGATGTGGCGGGGACGCAATCTACCATTTATGCTAGGAGTACTGGCGCATATAATTCCACCCTTGGATTTTATAGTTCGACAAGCACTCTAGAGGCAGTAATTGCCTCAATTGCTGGTGGTGGTTCTTTAC